TGTTTTTTTTTGAAATCTGCCGAAAAAGAAGGGATATACATGTCTGTATGTATATCGTCTACAATAGCACATTCAAATGCCTTGACCAACCTAAAGCAGTCACCAAAAGGTTGCTAACTAGGTATGTGTATATCGAGCGATGTATTCACACCTCGGGTTTACATTTAAAATGTGTCGAGCCTGCAGGAGAAATTGTGTAGAGTGCAGGGTCTTAAAAAGAAAACTGGTCATACCATACCACGTTTTTGCGGACGCAATAAGGTAGAGCAGTGTGATGTTTAAGCAGGGTTGGCGGTTGACTGCCACCATGCATGTTTGGGGACTCCAATGAGTGAGCCAAAAGAAAAGTCGTCCCCAACTGCGCGATAAACATCAATTGCGCAGTCCGCCAAGCCACCCTTACCACCACTATAAACAGTTACAGTGGGCAAGGGATACACGATCGATCTTGCCTTAGACTGGCTATTTATACCATAGGTAGTTGGTACCATATGGCCCGTAGCTAGGAAAGGCACTTCAAACTCTATCACTCCCTCCTTGTCTGGGAATACGATAAGATTGTGTTCAGCAAAACCAGGTTGATAAGCGAAGTTAGTTTTGAGCGTTGTGGTCGAAATTTGGGGAGAGTCAAAAAGAACCTGGATAGGTCCTGTACCAAGATTAGTAATTCCAGCAGTTGTGTTAACATACATGTTTGGAGAATAAAAATCGGAAGTCGGTGAATTGTACATATTAATAAACACTGAAATGGGTTTACTAGGGTTAAAATCAGCCGAAGGTTGTGTGATTACAAGTTTATAACGCATAGATCCTCGAAAGAAAGCATATTGTGAATAGACTTGTGAATACAGATCACACACTGTAGTTACTGACACGCCAAGAGCAGTGTTATTATTGGCGTATGTAGGTGTCATCGCACCTGCAGCGGAAACCGTAAAGTCTCCAACTTGCGGTCGAACTGGTTGCCACGGAAATAGTACGAAACCATTACCCGTGGAGCCGGCTGACGTTGT